CGCCCGCCAGCGCGGCGAGAGGTTTATTCCTTCGGCGATCTCGACGTAGGCGTGCGAGGCGACATCCCAGTGCAGCACGACGTTCGCAAGGTTTGCGCCATAGTTAGTGTGATCTGCGCCGAAGTGTTGAGAAATGTGAGACATATGCTCAATTTCAGGACGCACTGAATCCGGCATCAAAGCGCATCCGGCCTGCCCCGCAAGCACGGTTACGAGGATCGCTGTCTTCATAGAACTTCGCGTAGAGTGGCTATTTCAGCATCGATCGCCTGTAACCGATCGGCAGCCCCAGAGAATCCCAAGCAATGCTCGCGCACATGCCGGTGCTGCGAGGCCTCGAGCTGCGCGATGCGCACTCTGGCCGCATTGCTGCGCTCGATCTTCTCGGCCGCGGCCGCGCTCAACTGCCAGCGCTTGGTCTCCGGATTCCAAACATGGTCGGCCGACGGCGCTGGCGGCATCCATTCGACTACCTGCTTTGTCTCCAGGTCGAAGCGCTTGCTCAAGTGATCGTGGTGACCTTCGATCGCCGCGTGATCGGCGGGCGTGTTGCCGCGCAGTTGAGTCGGATCATCCGTGCTGAATCTCCTCGAATGAATCACGCCAGATTCCTTGTGATAGAAGGAATACGAAATCATCGCTTGATGACCTCCGCTTTGATTGTTCCGGTAATATTTATCGCCGTACCGAGGATGCCGCTCGGATTTTCTCCGGCGAGAACGTTGTAGGTCGTCGTCGTGTTGGCAGCCAGGGCGACCTCGATCTCCTGGGACAATGGTCCAGATCCGTTAACGGTGTTATTTGCAGAAGTCGACTGATCGACTGTTATCAATGCGCCCGTAAATGAAATGGTCGAAACAGCGCTGATGCCATAGCGGATGGCGATGTTCTGCGTCGTGCCGCCGCTAAAGGTGAATTGCCATTGCCCGGTAACGGTTAGAATTACAGTTGTGTCAAACGGGAATGGACCGACAGTGATGCTGCCCTGCACATTGGGCGTTGTAAAATTGCCTACAGTGGCAGCAGATAAGGAAGACGTCGAAACCGACGTCGCCGCATTCGGATCGATGCTTATCGTCGGGACAGTGTCGAGAGATGTGCCCGGACCGAACGACAGGCTGTTTATCGTCGACCCAGGCTCATTGAATGAGGCCGCTGCATACATCAGCGCACCCGAGAGCGCTGTCGTGTGCACAGAAACTCCGTTGAGAAAATAGGTAATCGTGGTGCCGTCGTAGGTCACGGCAGCAAGATCGGTGAGGGCTCCGGGTACGAATGAAGTGACGGTCGTTCCAAGCTCAAATATCCGCCACCCGAATGAGGGCGAAGTGGTATCGAAGAACCAGGAGTAAATTTGATTTTCGTTGGCTTGAGGAACCGCGCTTAAGCCCACTTTGACCGACGTGCTTGCCGTGCTCGGCTTAAATTGAACGTGGCACTGCAGGTACGCATTTAAGCTATAGACGAATGAATCGAAAGCGACAGCGCCGCCAATCTTCATCGCCGTCGAATCGTGCACTACGCATTGGCCGGTCGCGTAGAACGGATTAGGCGAGATCTGCCCGTTCGGACCGAAATATACATTCGAGAATCCCTGGTTATCTTCAAAGAAATCGCCAAACAGGAATAGCGCTCCTGCCGCGGTGAAGTACTCCTGATGAATTAGCGTATTGTTTCGGTACCAGTAGAAAAAGAAGTTGTCGTACTCGATCGTGAACACTTCGCCAGGCGATGCATAGGGCCCAAATCCGCCGAGGCTTGCTCCATTGAATAGAATCTCGCAGGTACTCGATGCTGCATGCGGATACCAGCCCGCCAAAGTGTGCAAGAGGCCAGTTGTATCGCCGGTCGCCGGCGCCTGGGAGAAACCCATGAACTGCGCATCACCGAGAGGGTTGACGACGAAAGAAAGAATCGCACCCTGGCTGAAAGACTCTTTGCTCTGGAAGTTCTTGTTGCCAAAGGCGGTGGTGCCGAGCTTATTAGATTTGACGATGGTGCCGGCCGCCGCCACATTGATCGACATGGGCTCCAGCGTGAAAGGCGTCGCCACTTGCGTCGATGAGGAGAAAGTCAGCCCAAATATAGAGGCGCCTGGGTCAAAGAACGTGCTCTGCATGAAGAACGTTTGATTCGTGATCGGCACAGACCTTGCGAGTACGCCGCCGATGTAATACTGGACGTGCTTGCCGTCGTAGAGAATCTGCAGCAGCGTGCTGGTCGTGTAGCTCGATGCAAAAGTACCGATGAGTGCCCCGGATTCATAGATTTGAATTCCGGCGCTGCCGCTCATGAACAGCGCGAATTCTAAATTCGTGAAATTGTTAGGGCCCGTCAGATTCGCTTGCGGGTTATTTGTCAGGCCCAGCATGCATGCGGCCGGTAGCGTCGCGGCGCTGGGATTACCTGGATAGCACTGCACCGAACAGCCGTTGTTAAACGACTGGGTCGAGAAGACGGAGGAATCCCATGCCGCAGCCGAACCTTCGATCTTATAGGCGGAAGTTTCAACCGCCGCGGCACTGCCGGCCGCGAGGAATTGCCCGACAACCGTGATTCCTGACGGCACCGTGTAGGGGTAAGCGGTCGATCCTGAAAGGGTCTGCGGTCCGAATTTCTGAAAGCTATTGAAGGACACGAACTTGAAGAAGATCGTCTGCCCGGCCATGCCGGGGTCAACCGCTATCTGGAATATCGCGCCATCTAGCCTGACGAAATTCGCAGGTAAGCCGCTGCCGCCCTCATTCGTGTCGGAGTGCGCTTGGTCAGTCGAACCGTAGAGCCCGCGGCGCAGATACGATAGGTTGTAAGTGCCAGCCGACACGAGCGCCGCGTCACCGAAGCTCATGACCTCCGCCGCCGTGCCGCCAAAAATGAGAATCGGCGTTTGCATGGAATCGGCTTCGGCATGCGTGACGGCGGTCGATAGCTGCAGATTCGAATTGGCGAGCGCGACGGTGAGGGTCGAGCCCGTATCTGGATCCGGTACTTGACCGAGATTGGTAATGATCGTGCCGTATCGACAGGCCTCTGGCATGCGCCCGACGAATTGATAGGTCGTGCCGCCATCGAGCGACGCGTACACATCGCAGCCGAGCCACGCCGCATTCGCCGTCTGTCCGCACACTGCAATACCGAGCGTAATGCCGTTCGATTCCGCTGCCGGGATCGGCGGCATCTGGAAGATCAAAGGCGTCTGGACGAGGCCTGGATCGGTCGCGTAGTTCGCAAAGAACCCTTGGGCGGCCGACCAATCGAACTGCGCGGTCGAGCGCGTAACCCCGGGGATCTCGCGCACGATGAAGTTCAAAAACTGATCTTCGTCCACCTCCATGGATTCGACCTGGCACAGCTGATTGACCAGGCCTAAGTTCGCATCATTCAGCGAGACAAAGTCGATTCCCGGTTCCAGCAGCGAGAAGTCGCGGCGCGTCTTGAATTCGTAGCTGTTGACCTCGCGAAGCTGTCTCTGCAGCCAGAGCTGTCCGGCGGTCTTGGCGACCGTGGCTACCGTGATCTGGTGCCAACTCAACGAGGAGGCAAGACGCGGGCCATACTTGGCAATGTCATCATCATCGGTGCAATTGACCGGCGCCGCGTTGTAGAAGTTGGAACGGTCGAGATACTCGACGTTCACTTCGTTATAGGTATCCGACTGCGCCGTGATATGCAGCTTGACCGGCGGCTCTGGATTTTCTCCATCATCCACGACGTAATCGTCATCGGTCAGGATATAGACCGGCGTGAGATTCGGCGTGTAGCTGTAGGTCGTTCCGGCGACGGTGCCCGATACCGCCTGATCGCAGTACGGGAACACTTTGAGCGTGCCGTACGACAAGAATACATCCGAGTTCGTGCACTGCAGGATCTCGGCGGTGAAGTCGGTCGCCTGACGCTGCGTGTATTCGTAGGGACTCGTGAGCAGCCCCATTGCCAAGCAATAGGCCTGGTATGAGTTGGTGACACCGGCGAGAGGTGCGTCGGTGGAGCCGATGACGAGCGGCGTGCCCGGATATCCTGCGAGCGCGCCCACCACGCCATCGAGCAAATAATTGGGAAAAACAGCGGATGGATCGGCGTCAAAAATGCCATTCGCATCGGAGAAGCCCGGAACGATGCCCTCCACCTCGAAGGTGAGATTCGGCATGCCGGCCGATGAACCTAAGTTGTAGGCTGAGCTCGCGACGTAGGCCAGATGGTCGTAAGGGAGCATCTGAATGGTCGGCGTGCCGGCTGGATAACCGGAAAAGATTGGCTGCGCGACAAACATCGCTGTTGATGCGACCGTCTGCGAATGACTCACGCTGTACTGGCCTGCGCCGCCGGGCGTACCGGACAGTTGGCTTGTAACCGTGGTACCCACGGCGACCGCGCCGTTTGTTGATGTCAGAACCCCGTTCGTTACGAAGCCTTGCACCGGCGCATTGACGGTGAGCGTGGTGCCTGAGATCGATCCTTTGAAAGCCGCGCCGCCGAAGGCGATCGCCAGGTTCTCGGTCGTGAGCGTCTCTAACGCCTTGTCGTGCCAGATCTGGAAAATTCCAGTGATCGGGCCCAAGCAAAGCGCCGCGATGAAGGCGGCCGAGTAGGAGTACTGCTTGGTCGATTGCCCGCCCCCGCCCTTTCCGCCGCCGGAGTTCGAGGTCATGACCTGGAAGTTTCCGTACCAGGCGAGATTGAACGGGATACGCTGGCGACCGGCCACGTAGGGCAACGGCTGACCTAAGATTGAGCTGGAAACCTGAATGCCGGAGTAGATCTCCTGCGTCTGGGTATTCGTTGAACCGCCGAACATGCCGCTCATGTGAACACCGACCAATACGAGTCCAGCTTTGGCTCCAGCTCGCGGCGATCGCCGATAGTCACGCTGCCCACCAGCTTGTAGGCATGCACGAGGCTGTTGCCATCGATGAGGATCGCGGCATGGGCTGCGTGTCGTCCGAAGTTGTACATGGCGAAATCACCAGGAAGACCTGTCTCGACGCGATGCGCGCCGTACTTGGCGAGGCCTTGCAGAAATAGTGGCTCGCCGCGATGCTGAAACCACTGCGGCTTATAGGCCGGAGGATCGCCAGCCGGCGCGTATCCGCACTCCTGCGCGACACGCCATACCAAATGGAGGCAGTCACACCCCGCACCCTTGACGCCTGAAGCGTCGTGAAAGGGCGTGCCGACCCATGCGAGCGCTGCGCGCACGATCTCGGCGCGCTTCTCGTCCGTTTCGATGCTCATGACTTATACGGTCCGTAGCCGAACTTGCTCGAAGGCTGGCTGCCTATGACGGTGCCGGCCGTGGCGCCTGGCACTTGCGCCGGCGGATTGTCCGTGCCGCCGTCGAGCAGCGTGAGCGGCTGCGGCGTGTAAGGCTCGCCGCCGAAGTGCGCGAGATTGTTGAACGCGGGCCCAACCGCGGGATTGTTGTTCGAGCACGTTGCCTGCTGAAGATCGCAGCCAGGGTACACGGTGAACGTATCGCCGACCGACGGCCGCACCGGGAACGGGAATCCCATTGCAAAGCCGCCGCTCTGAAATGAATTCACGGGACCCGAGACGCCTGCATTCGCGCCCGATGTAAAGGTGAGCTGGCCCAGCTTGAAGTAGCCGGGCGGCTGGGTCATGGCGCTCGCCACGAAATGCGCGTTATCGCCCATGCTCGTGATCGTGCCGGCGACCGTGAAATTCGCCTTGAGCAGCGTGCATCCCTGGTCGTAGACCTTGTGGAAGCATCCAGCGCCGAACAGCGGTCGCGGCATCTGCTGATTGCCGAGGTAGGCAAGGAGATCCTCGACCGTCAAGTGCGCCGCAAGCCGGTCAGCTTGGATCTCCTGTACGGTGCCAGAGAAGTATCCGACGGCATTTTTGTTGTTACCGATCGCCGAATTCAGATACAGCTCGTTGTAGGAGAAGCGCGCACCGCTTAAAAAGCCGAATCGAGCCGCCTGCTGGATGGGGTAGCCCGCGATCAGCGGCGGTCCGCCTGGGTAATCCAATTGCGGCGCGAAACTGACGTCGAGCTGTCCGGCCTCAACACCGATCTTCTGCGAGACCTTGCCTCGATCGATGATGAATCCTGAGGCGTAATTGAATGGACCGATCGAGCCCTGTGGCGTCAGCACCGAGATTCCGGAGAGCGGAGTATCGCCGCCGGTGAAGTGATAGGTCTGACCGGTGGCGAGCGTGATGTCGTATAGCTCGACCAGGCCGATGACGCCGCTCGAGAGAATTTGTTGAATGAGCAGCGTGGACGGTCTCATGCCGTCACCGGGCCAGCCGCAAATATCGAATGCAAAATCGGTATCACCGCCAGCAGCGGAAGGACCAATTTCACAGAAGTGAACATCAGTTTTTTCACAGTCCACAGACCTACCGACATAAATTTCGACCAGACGACCTCGTCTTCGTCGAACCGACAGCGGTAGAAGAATGATCCGGTCCAAGTGAGAACCGCAGCTGCGGCAGGATGAGTCACGAACGACACGATGCCTGTAGCGCCGATCGTGTAATTCGTGCCCGGAGTCAGCAGAGCGCCATTAACAAATATCTGCGGCGCCCCATTGAGGTTTTGAATGAGCTCCGGCGCTCCTGGGCCGCCGACATTTTGAAAGTTCGCAGTCAGCTGAAAATCCGTGGTCGCGGCATCGCCGGTTCCGAATTGTTGCCCGGTGACCGAGTGGAATTCAGGATCGGTGTAGAGAAACGTATCCAAGCGCCCGCGCATCGCGTTGTAGAGCCCCTGCAGCTGCAGCAGCTCGGACGGCGTTTGATTGTTGCGCATCAAGTTCACGATCAGCTCGTAGTGCACGAGCGGATAGACGCGCAGCGAAACCGCCGTCATCTTCCCGGAGATCGCCTCTTGAACCGCGGTCTTCCAGACATAGTTTCGCGTCACCTCCAGGCCATCGATGCCCGGAAGTGCTGGAAAAATAAATGAGCTCATCGTCGGCCGCCGCCACGGTTAATAAACTGACGTGCCGCCTGCGCGACCTCCCGGCGATTGCGCTGACCTTTGAGCAAGGAACGAATCCCGCGTGTGTCGAGAGCCCGCAAATTGATGTTGCCGTTGTAGTTGTGCTGCTCTTGGTAGCCCCCGCCACCCCCGCCCGAGCTGCCGCCGCCTGCCGCAGGGTTGAATTCCTTCGGTACAACGGCCTCGCCTTCGTGAATTCGCGCGTACATGTCGCGCGGTACGTAGTTCGTGCCTACGTCCAGGGACGCGGCTCCCGCCATCGATGCGACCGCCGCAAAGGCCTCGGCCGCCGCGGCCGGTGCGAGCTCGGGCCCGATGTACGGAATGGCGGCGGTTGCCGCATAGGCGCCGGCAAAGGCCTCGGCGGCATCAGCCATAACCTGCGATGGCCCGGTAGCTGCCTGGACGGCCTTGCCCGAGGCCGCTCCGGAGATCAGAGCCGTGTTCTGCGCGGTCTGGCCGGCGGTGACGGCGCCGGTCTGCGCCTGCTGTGCGGCCACAGTGGCGGCGGTTTTCTGCTTTTGGAACAGCAGGTGATACAGCAGGCCGCCCTGCTCCAATGCCTTCTCCTGATTCGACAGGAGAATCTTCGTGGTCATGGCCTTCAGGTCGTTTGAAATCTCCGACGTGACGATCTGTGCGCCGATTTGCGCAAGCGACTGCGCGAGGGATCTGCGACGATTCAGGATGTCGCCGACAAGCCCGCTCTCGGCGTTTTCGATTTCACCGACGACGCTATGCCACTCGGCGCCCTGCTCCTTCGTGTACTTCTTGTTGGCATCCGCTGCCTCTTTGTCGAGATTCTGCAGATCAATGACCAGCCTGGCCTTCTGCTCGCGAATCTCGTTGAAGACCCGGTTATATTCGGCGGGGCTCTGCTCAAGCTGCGACAGTTCGTTTTGCAGCGCATCCTGGTTGAGCGCGAACTCCGTGGCCGTGAGCTGCCGCAATTGGGCAAGCCGCGCCGCTACTGCATCCGCGCTCGCCGCGGTGCCAAGCTGCAGCGCGCTTTTCTGCGCCTCGATCTGCAGATGCGATATCGCGATATCGGTCTGGACGTTCTGCCGGTCGATCGTGGCCTGCTCTTGGGCGGCGGCACGATGAATCTGGGTAGCGGCCTGCGCGACGTCGCGCTCGACCTCGATGCGCCCTTGCGCGTTTAGCCGTGAATCGGCGAGCGCGCTTTGCCATATCGCATGGTCCTGGGCGGCGCGCGATACCGCGCTCTGATTCTCAATGGAGCCAATATCGGCAACGCGCTGACGGGCATCCTCAATGACCTGACGGCTTGCGGCCTGGTGCTCCTGCACTTCGAGGCGCGCGATCTCCGTCTGAACGGCAACTGTCTCTTTCGAGTTTCCCTTGACGTTGGCAAGCGTCTCCTGGCCTATCTGGATCTGCTTGGCGAGAAGTCCGGTCTGCGTGCCGTCCCAGGTCGAGGCAACCTGCTGCATCTGCTCGCGCATGCGCTCGAGCACGGGCCCAAACTGCAGATTCGAGAGGTTCTCTTGCGCCTTCTGAAGGCCAGCGTTCAACTTGTCGAAATTCGTATCGCCGATCTGTTCTCCGCGACTAATCGCAACAGCGAGTGCGGCATTCATCTCATCGATCTTTGATTTTGCCTCGGTCACCTGCTGAGTCACAGGGTTTTCTTTCTCGGCGGCGGAAACGCCGGTTTTAAGCGTCTGATCCGGAGACTGCTGAGTGTTTTTAAGCTGCCCGGCGACCTCCTTCAAAATATCGAGCTGCTGCTGACGAGCCTTGTTCGACTGCGCGACAACATCGGCGTTGATCTCTTCAAGCGATGTGCCGCTGGCAAGCGCGCCGCCGTAGCCCAACCAATTGCCAATGCTGGCGGTGACTTTCTGGTTTTGCTGATCGAGCGTCGACGTGGAACGGCCGATCGTGGTGAGCAGAACCGAAAATTTCGCTTCCTGCTCCTTGACGGAATCGCCGGATCGATCGGCGGCTTCGGCCATGTTGATCTGAGCTTGCGTGACGCCACCCAAGGATCGCGCAAAATCGGCGGCGGACGTTTTTTGATTGAAGGCCTTGGCGAGTTCCTCGGCGGCCTTCGGGCCCGCCTGGCCGGTGAGCTGCGCAAAGTCGGAAATCTCCGCGCTGAGGGCGTGGAAGATAGGCAGCGTGATCCCAGGAATGGAGGCGAGGGAAGTGGCGATCTCGCGCGCATCGGAGGAGGAGATATTCTTCGCGTGAGACATCTCGTCCGCGAACTGCTTGATGGCATCGCGCGAGATCTCGAGGTTGCCAGCGAATTGCGCACCGAGGAACGCTTGGTCGAGCGCTTTTGAGGCTTCGATCGACCGATAGAGGAGGTAGCCAAGCGCGCCCGTTAGCAGGCCGACGCCGGCAACAGCGCCCAATGCGGCAGGCCCAAGTCCGATGACGCGCTGGGCAATGATGGCGAGAGTGCCGGGGGTTTGCCGCGTGCGGCCGGAGGAGAGTTCGTCGAAGAGGGCGCGAAATTCACGCGTGGCGGTAGAGATCGATCCGTGACCTTGCTCAAGACTGCTGGTGATGCCGAGCACGCCGCCGCTTGCTTGCCCTAAGGCAACGCCGAGGGAGTTGGCCTGAGTCTTGGCAGCGGCAAAATCACCGACGAGCTGCTGCATCGCGCCGGGCAGTATGGTTAAGTTGCCGGCGGCCGCGGCGCGATTGAGCTTGTTGAGTTCGGCGGATAGACCCGCCGCCTCAGCTTTGGCGATTCCGAATTTTGTTTGAAGATCGACGACATCCGCCGTGATCTTCACGCTTAAATTGTTGCCGCTCATGCCTTAACTCTTTTCCTTTGGCAACTGCATTTCTGCCCATGGCATCGGGCCGACGCCGGGGACTTTGTCGCCGGGCTTGATCCGCATCAGTCCGCCGAATTGACCCGCCATCTGATCGGGCCGCAGGTAATGACCGGAGCGATACTTGCGCTCCAGTTCTTCCTGCTTTTCCGCATCGGTGAGTTCGCGCACTGGCGGTTGCCAGGTCAGACCAGCCGCAACGAAAGAGAGGCTCTCGTTCTCAGGCGGGTATTGACGCCAGTGATCGAATAGGATCCAGGCATCGCTCGTCGCCATCTCGACGATCTCGGCTGGAAACTTTTTCAGGGCGGTAGCGAGTCGGGCGATGACCCAATTCCAGTCAATGCCCTTTCGCGCGCTGCCGCCTATCCTTCCCCCGTGACTTTCGCCTTCGACTCACGCTCGGCGAGAGTCTTCTCGAGATCAGCCAATTCGATTTTCATGGCTGCAACTTTGGCGCGCAGTTCTGCAATTGTCGGCTCCGGTGCCCGGAATCCAGCGTGAACCAGAATTGCCTTGCGAGCTGCGGCAATCTCGTTCTCGGTGGTCTTGATTTTCCACAACTCATCCTCTGTGACTTCCGGATGAGCTTCGCGGATGGCAACGGCGATCGTCTTTATGCAGGCATCGTAGGTATTCGTCCAGCCGCCGGTCCCATCGTCCTTTGGCACGGTGGCATCACCGATGCGAAGGTCCAACGACTGGCGGATGGTGAGCGGCGATATTTTGAATTCTTTGTCGCCAAGCGTGATCGTGATATCGGCCATGAATGATTGTCCTTAAAAGGTGGGGGCAAGCGAGCGTAGGCGCAACACCACGCTCGCCCATCCGACGGATAAACGTCGGTGCCCCCGAAAGGACAATGGGCGAGATCAGGACGGTTGCGCCGGCGCCTGAAGATCGTCGAATCGAAAAGATTTAAGCCGCGGTTGCGAGCGAGATGAATCCCAGCTGCTGAGCTGCGTTCGCGAAGAACGAGAAATCAAACTCCGGACTCGCAAAGTCGGTGAGCTTGTGGCCCATAGCCCAACCTCCGCCCACGCAGTTAAATAGCCGCGCGTAGTAGGTCGCGCCGTACAGCGTCGACTTGTAGTCAATCTGAAAGGTGGGCGTGTCGCCGATGGGACGATTGTTGAGCGTCAAGATCTGGCCGGTGGCGCCGGTCGAGAAGTGATAGGCAAAGGTGATCACAACCTGGACGCCAGCCACGTTGTCCGCAGAGGAGAACAGGTAGACGCCGCCTGTCGAGGCCGAGTACTGGCCTGCCGCGGGCGCGGCCTGTACGAGCGTCAGCGGCTCACCAGTGGCGGCATTGATGACGCCCAGATCCTTGTCGAACGTTCCAGAACTTGGCGGCACCGGCGTGATCTGAAAAGGCGTGCCCGGGATCGGGGTTGCGGGAGTGATCGAGAAATCGAACTGCTCGGTCGGCGTTATGGTGCCGCCAGCGCCGAAGAGCACGGTGTTCAATACCTGCGCGGAAACCACCGCCGCCTTTATCTTGCCGGTGCATTTGCCGGTACCGCGAGCGACCAGCAGCGGCAATTGGTTCTGACCGTAGAGCTCCTTCAGGTCGAACTTGATGTCGGTGCTGAACTCCTGGACGAATCCGGCATTGATAGGCGTCGAATTCGGGATGTCCGTGCGAGTCAGGATGAGAATTCCGGGGCCAAAGACGCCCTGCGGAACGATGTTCGTGTTAGCCATAGATGCTCCAGATGAGGCGCCGCCGTCGGCAGTGAATGAATCAGAGTCCGCAGTGATAGAACTGGAGTCTGCCGTCCAAGATCCAGGCATTAGAGAGACTCCTCAGAAAGGAAGTTTTTTCGCGCGCAGATGAAGCGCTGCGGCCGGCAAGCAGCCGCGAGATTTTCTAGTTGAACACGATATTGATGATCGCGCTCGAAGCGCTGATCGATGTGTTATCGGTGAGCGCGAATCGCGCCAGACGATGAATGAATGCGGCTCATTTCAGTGAGCCGTCCAAGCGCTTCCGTTGCAATAGACGGGCACGCTGACCGTACCGCCGCCAGTCAGCGCTGCGTTATAGGTCGGAGACGTTGCGTCAGATACCGAGGCCTTGCCGCCCTTGAGCGCAGCGTTGCACGTGGGCAGAGCAGATACCGTGCTAATAATTGCGGGAGCGAATCCAGCCTGATTAAAGACCACGGTGCTTGTTGTAGGCGTGGCTGTGCCACTGAACGTCAGGACTACCCATCCGTTATGGGTCGATGCGCTTGCCGTCGCGTTGAGAGAATTGGCGCCCGCTGACGTCAGCGTGTTATGGAATGTTGATCCCGCAGTAAATCCGTTCTCGGTGCTATCCTGCGTCCACCCGTTATTCTGCGTTAAAGTTACAACAGCATCTTGGGTGTTGACGATGATGCCGATTTCGGAAGCGGACGCCGTCGTAAATGATGCAATCCAAGAAGTCGAGCTACTGCCGCATGACGATGGTTCGCAGGTGGTATTAACGTCAATCGCGGTCGCGCCTGATATCTCGTATACCGTTCCTCCTCCACCCATAGCTCCAGACGCCGTCGAGACTTCGGTTACCGAGATTGTCTGAGGAGCATTCGTCACATTCAGCGCATGAGCGGTGAGCATGAATGACCCAGAAAGCGGATTATTTACGTTCTGATCAATCGTGTACGTGTTGCCTTTATCGTCAGTGATAGACGATATAGACGGAGTTCCAGCCCCGGCGCCGTAAGTAAATGCGATAGCTACATCATTGCCAGAAGTAACTGGGCTCGTAAGTGCGAAGCTGACTGTGTTAGTAGTAACGGCGGCGTTCTGCGCGGAGGCGTTTTTCTGCTGGACAATCGCAGGTGTCGCTTGCGCAAAGATCGGCAGGAATGCCAGAGCGAATACGAGCAGCGCATTTCGGATTATGGAGAGTGGTTTCATATTCGTCCTCTAGTGATGTACCGCGCCCAAGTCAGGCGTTGCGCCCCATGGAATCCCGAGCGCATCAAACAGATTTTGAGTAACTGTGCCGCCGGTGAAATTTGCGGTCGGCTTGAAGTCAGT